CCTTTCTGTATTTCTCTGCGAAATTACAGAAATGATATATTTGTGTAGAAAATACGCAAAACGGACATTGGAGAATAAAAATAAAATGACTGCGGGAAGACCACCAAAACCAACGGAACTTAAAAGATTACTGGGAAATCCTGGCCAAAGACCTTTGCCTGATTTAAATAACATTACGCATCTGCCTATGGCCAGGGAAATTCCAGCACCTCCTGAGACTCTTGGTGAGGCAGGAACTAAATTATGGAATCGTGCTTGGGGCATGGCTGTTACTTGGCTAAGTCCTGTTAGTGATATTGATGCAATTAGCAATGCTTCATTTTTGGCTGATGCTTCAGAGGCTGCAAGAAACAAATACATGGCTACCCTTGAGGCTGCTGACGGAAGAGCGTTTGTCGCAATTAATAAAGCATACACAGATGCGTTAGCATCGCTTGGGTTTGATCCTATTGCGAGGTCTCGCTTAGGTGTAGCAGAAGTCAAGGCTGCAACCTCTATAGACAAACTTTTGGAAAGAAGGCACAACAGAGCCAATGCTGATACAATTATTGTTGAGGCTGAATCTGAAATCGTAGAACAAGGGGAATCCATTAATAATGAAGCAAGTAGCAATTAACGACATAGGTACAACAGAGGATTTTCTGGCTGCCATAGACGCATCCATGAAGACCTGGAAGAATGATGATCCAATAGTTGGAACAGTAGTCCAGATTGATCGTGATGGCATACTCGTAGATATTGGCGACAAGGCAGAAGCCTTTGTCCCAAAGAACGAGGTAAGTAATCGTAGGAATTTTGATATTCAAGAGATTGTACAAATTGGGCAGGTAGTAGAAGCAGTAGTCCTACATAAGAATGACGAAGGACAATACATACTTTCAATGAAGCAAAATGAGATTGAATCCATTTGGCGAACCATTCAATACAAGTATGAAATATCTGATCCTATTATGGGTAAGGTTGTTAAAATTGTTAAGGGTGGCCTAATTGTAGATATTGGTGTTAAAGCCTTTTTGCCAGGATCTTTGGTAGATACAAATAGAGTTACAGACTTTACAGCATATGTTGGCCATGAGGCTGAATTCCTAATTCACTCAATTGATAAGGAAAAGGGAAGTATCGTTCTTAATCGCCGTTCACTTTTAGAACAACTTCAAAAGGAAGATAAGCAAATAGAATTTGCCAAGTTAGAAATAGGACAAGTTCATAAGGGTAATGTATCAGGTATTACTGATTACGGAGTCTTTATTGAAATTGGAATGCTTTCTGGATTGATCCATAAGTCAAAGATGGGTGAGTTTACACCTGAGCAATTTACTTTGGGTCATGAAGTAGAAGTTGAAATCATAGAGATTGACTTTGAAAAGAGCAGGCTGTCCTTATCGTTAAGAGGTTAAGATGACTTGGCCTCCAACATATTTATCTCCTGTTTCAGAAACTGAGTTGGCTAACACTCGTGGATATGAGGTTATAGATTTTATTGAGACTCTCTGCCATTTAACTGAAGACTCTATTGCTGGTAACACTGGAGATAAGTTTTTATTGAGGCCCTGGCAAAAAGATTTGCTTGTTCATCTTTATGCTGAAAGAGAAGATGGATTACTCAAGCACCGTCGTGCCCTAATTGGCGTTCCAAGAAAGAATGGTAAGTCAGCACTTATCGCTTCCCTTGTTTTGGAGCAAATTGTTTTAGGCGTTAATGGTGGTCAGATTTATTCTGCAGCAGCAGATAAAGAGCAGGCCAGAATCATTTTCAAAACGGTAAAGAAGATGATTGAACTTGAACCAGAGTTAAAAGACATGTTAGAAGTGTATCAAAACACTATCTACAACCCTACTACTGGTTCTGTTTACAGAGCATTGTCTTCTGAATCCTTTACAAAAGAGGGTTTGAACTCTACATTTATCGTAATTGATGAGTTACATGCACAACAAAATAGAGAGTTATACGATGTTTTATCTCTATCTATGGGTGCAAGATTAGAGCCAATGCTGGTTGCAATCACTACAGCAGGCACTAAATATGACTCAAATGGTAAGGATTCTATTTGTTATCAGATGTATAACAGAGGAATTCAGATAGCAAAAGGCGAAGTTGAGGACCCTTCTTTCTTCTTTGCATGGTATCAAGGCGATGAAAAACTTAATTATAAGGATCCTGAGAACTGGTATTTAGCAAATCCATCAATGGGAGATATCGTATCTGTTGAAGATATGCAGTCTGCATCATTGCTTACACCTGAATCAGAGTTTAAGACTAAGAGATTAAATATCTGGACTTCTACTGGTCAGTCTTGGATTCCATCAGATGCTTGGGATGCTCTTGAACTTAAGAACAGAGAAATCATTCCTGGAGAAGACACAATTCTTTCCTTTGACGGTGCTTTCTCAAATGACTCTACTGCTATAGTTGCCTGGTACTTAGGTGGTGAAAAGCCACACTTAGAAATAGTAGACTTGTGGGAACTTCCAGAAATGGATGCAGATCCTATGTGGTCAGTTCCTATTGCAGAGGTAGAAAAGACTCTTGTAGACACCTACAGAGATCCAAGTATAAGCGTTAGAGAAGTAGTATTTGATCCAGCAAGATGGTCCAGAACCTTTATGTTGCTTGATGAAGAAGGTATGCCTGTCATATCTTATCCTAACTCAGCAGAGCGTATGGTTCCAGCCACACAGAAATTTTACGAGGCAGTGATGAATCAATCATTTACTCATAATGGTGATGAAAGACTTGCCAGACATATAGCAAACACTGTGACAAAAACATCCTCTCGTGGTATTATGGTAGCCAAGGCTACTAATAAAAGAAAGATTGACGCTGCAGTAGCAGCAATATTTGGCTATGATCGTGCAACAGCACCAAAGCCACCAAAACAACCTGTTGCAAGGTTTCATTCAATATAGGAGCATAATGAAAAAACTAAAGATAGACTGGCCATTAGTAACAGAGGTCACTGGTGTTGGTCTTACAACCTATGGACTTTTCTTAATATTTCCACCAGTTAGTTTTATAGCATTAGGTTTATTTTTAGTTTATATTACGGAAAAGGAGTAATTGTGGCAATTGCAGGTATTTACAACTTTACCCTTGACCAAGGTTCTACATGGACACTACAGATAGTTTACAATGATTCAAACGGAAACCCAGTTAACCTGACTGGCTACACAGCAGAGATGCAGATTCGTCGTAAGTTTGATTCTGATACTGCTGTATTAACTCTATCAACTTCAAACGGTGGCATCACAATCACTGGTCCTACAGGAACATTAAATTTAATTGCAACAGACGAGCAAGCAGATATTGATGCAGGTCTTTATGTCTATGACTTAGAACTTAGCATTGGTGGAGTTAGAACTCGTTTAATTCAAGGAACAGTCACAGTTAGCGGAGAGGTTACAAGATAATGACTTCAATTTCAAATCAAGTAGTTGTTAATGAAACAAACAACATTGTAACAGTATCTGCACCTGGTCCTGCTGGAGCACCTGGAATAACAGGAGCCACTGGCCCTACTGGTCCAACAGGAGTTACAGGAGCAACTGGTCCTACAGGAGCAGGCGTTACTGGTCAGACTGGCCCAACTGGTGCAACGGGTGCTACAGGTCCAACTGGACCTACAGGTGTTACAGGTGATACTGGGCCAACTGGTCCTACAGGCGTTACTGGAGACACAGGAGCAACTGGACCTACAGGAAGTACAGGAAGTACAGGACCTGCAGGAGCAACAGGTGTAACTGGAGTCACAGGACCCGTTGGAGCAACTGGCTCAACTGGCCCACAAGGTGTTACAGGTGATGCAGGAGTAACTGGAGTTACTGGCCCAGTTGGAGCAACAGGATCTACAGGACCCGTTGGTGTTACAGGAGACACTGGACCTACAGGAGCCACAGGCTCAACTGGTCCTATTGGTGTGACTGGAGCGACAGGACCAACTGGTGCTACAGGAGCGACGGGCCCACAAGGAATTACTTCTGGTCGTAACTATTTCTTTAACTCATCTGTCACAGAATTGACGGGATTCAAACAATTAGGTGAAGACCCAGTAGCATCAACAGAAACCACTACTACAGTAAACATTGCTGGTAGCACAACATCTTTGATTGATTCATATATTACAGAGCCATTTAATTTTACATTGATTCCAGGTGGAGTTCAGCGTTTTATCACTCATATGATTAAGCCTGCAAGCAATGATAATCTATCAGTATTTGTTCGTTTGAAGTTAGCAGATAACTCAGGAACAGTACTTGCAACTATTGGTGATTCAGATACAGTCTTAACTGGATGGAATGGTGCAGCAGCACCAGTAATAACAGAAACAGATATTACTCTTCCAACAACAGCAGTATCTGTTGGTCAGAGAATGATTGTTGAGATTTATGGTGTCAATGGTGATGCAACAGCACATAACTATAGTTTTGTTACAGAAGGAACTACACATTACTCATATGTAGTAACAACTCTTGAAGCACCAGCAGGCCCAGCAGGTCCAACAGGTGCGACTGGAGCCACAGGCCCAGCAGGAGTTACTGGCGATACTGGACCTACAGGAGCCACTGGCTCAACTGGTCCTATTGGAGCAACAGGGGCTACTGGTCCTCAAGGAGTCACAGGAGACATTGGTGTCACTGGTGCTACTGGTCCCGTTGGTGCCACAGGTGCTACAGGAGCACAAGGCGTAACTGGAGACACTGGTCCTACTGGTGTTACTGGTGTGACTGGAGATACTGGACCAACTGGTCCTACAGGTGTCACTGGTGATGTTGGAGCGACAGGTGCAACTGGAGCGACTGGTGTTACTGGTGCTACTGGCCCAGATTTTGCGGGATACGACAGAGTAATCTATGTATCAACAGCAGACGGAAGCGATGTAACTGGAAACGGTGATCTAACAAAGCCAGTACAGACAATCTCATATGGATTATCACTTGTAGATAGTAACAGATGTACATTGATGGTTTATCCAGGCACATATACAGAAAACCCTACTCTTCCAGCATTTGGCGGAATCAATATATCTGCAATTAATATTGAAAGCCAGGCTCAAAGTTATGTTGCTATTAATGGAACACTAACAATTGGTTCTGCTGCAACTAATGCAACACTTAATGGGTTGGCTATTACTACACTTGATATTACAGGAACTGCTAACGCATATATTAACAATTGTAATGTTCAAACTGCATTTAACAAGAGTTCCAGTGGAACTGTCCTTGTTAGAGGTGCTAAATTTAACACTGCATGTGCAGTATCAATTACAGGTAATGGTGCTACTCGTTTTGATGAGTCTTTTAATGCAGGTACTCCTACAATTAATGCTTCAGGTAGTATAGTCACTTTTAGAAATGTCGCTTTTATGGGTACTGTTACTAATACAAATGGTGTTACTTTTATTGTTGATTCATCAGTATTTTCTAATGCCACCTATGCAGTAACTTCTGCTGCTGGACAACTCGTACTGTTTAACTCTCAATTGTTTAATACAACAGGAGTAACACTAAGACCAATGTCAGTATCTGGTGGACTTTATTCAATCATCAACTCTGGAATTGACTACCTTGCATCATCATTTAGTGGAACTAAAATGAATATTCCTTCAACCTTTGAAGCAATAACTGCAACCAATCCTATTATTGTTGATCAAAATTCATCAAATCAAGGAATGTACATTACAAGAGGATTGAACAAAAATCTAAGTGGTAACTTTGGTATTGGAAGTGGTGGTACACTTTCTAATCTTACAACAGGCGTAGATAATCTTGCTTTTGGAAGAAATACTTTAGTAGTAAATTCAACTGGTGCTGGAAATATTGCTTTTGGTAGTTTTGCTTTAGCAAATAACTTAGGTAGTGTTAATGTTGCAATTGGTAATAATTCCTTAAATGCAAATACAACAGGAACAGCAAATACAGCAATTGGAAATGCTGCACTTAATCAAAATACAACTGGTTCTGTAAATCTTGCAATTGGTGAAGATGCACTTCTTTCCAATACAACAGGAAATAATGGTCTTGCAATTGGATACAGAGCATTAAGAGCACAAACAACTGGTAGTGGAAATATTGCTGTTGGTGCAAATGCTTTGCGTTCTGCAACAACTGGCTCAAACATGGTTGCCTTTGGTTCTAATTCTTTAGAAAATATTATAACTGGTACTGGAAATATTGGAATTGGTGCAAACACACTTCAATATGTAAATGCTGTAAACGGTAATACAGCAATTGGAAATCAAGGCCAAGGTGTAAACTTTAATGGAGCATTTAACACCAGCGTTGGTGGAGCATCAATGATTCAAATTATTGCTGGCTCAAATAACACTTCAATTGGACAAGCATCACTTCAAAATCTAACAGATACAGTTGCTTCACTTGGAGCAATTACTCCAGGATCTGGATATACTGACGGCACTTACACAAATGTTAATTTAACTACTGATCATTTCTATGGCTTTGTTGCAGGAAACCTTACTGCAAATATTACAGTCTCAGGTGGACAAGTAACAGGAGTTACAATTGTAAATGGCAGAGGTGTTAGAGTTACTTCAATTCTTACAATTCTGGCTTCTACAGCACCAGCAGGATTAGCGACTGGTTCAGGATTTAGCGTTCCAGTAGCCTCTGTCAATGTTTCTTCAGGAAATACAGCACTTGGAAGAGATGCAGGAAGAAATCTTTCTCAAGGATCTAATAATACATATCTTGGTTTTGGAGCAGGAACAAATAACAATAATGCCTCAAGAAATGTGTTTATTGGATGGCAAGCAGGTCTTAATGAGTCAAACTCTGACAGACTATATATCTCTAACTCATCTACTACAACTCCACTGATCTTTGGTGTATTTGATAATACTGGTGGACTTAATGGAAATGTAAGAATTAATGGAGAGTTCCAACTTACTACAAAGACTCCAGCATCTGCATCTGCTACAGGAACAGCAGGAACAATTGCCTGGGATGCAGACTATATCTACATATGCACAGCAACAGACACTTGGAAGCGAGTAGGCATAGCAACATGGTAAAATTAACTAAGGGAAAAGGGTAATTAAATGAGTCTATCTAAAAGACTAAGAGCATCTGGTGAAGCCAGAGACATGAACAGCCAGTACATACTTCCGCTGATTCCACCTCGTCCTTTGTTTGGTGTTGCTAATACAGGTACATATGTAGACACAGAGTCTGCTATTCGTACATCTACCGTTTATTCCTGCGTAAGATTGCTTGGAGATACTATTTCTTCATTGCCTATGGGTGCTTATGTACGCAGAGGTCGTAATCGTCTTTCATATGCTACAGTTTATGGATATACACCAGAATGGGTTAATAAGCCAAACCCAGAAACAACAAGATTAGAATTTATTGAACAGGTAATTACTTCTCTACACCTACATGGTAATGCATTTATTTTGACGGTACGAGATGATAATGATGAAGTAACAGAACTATATGTATTAAACCCAAATGAGATTAGAATTGAAAGACTTGCTCCAGGTGAGCCACTTATTTACAGAGTCAAGGATACAGAAAAAGGCATCTTTGATAAGATTTTAACAAGCAAAGAACTTCTACATATTCCACTATTTAGAATGCCAGGATCATATTATGGATTAAGCCCAATTGGTGCTTGCCGTATGTCTGTTGGTATTGCACAAGCATCTGACACATATGCTGCTTCATATTTTGGTAACGCATCAAATCCTGGTGGAGTTATTGAAGTTGCAGGAGAATTAAACGCAGAACAAGCAGGAGATATTGCTCGTAACTGGCAAGAATCAC